CGCGGCACATTGTTTCGATGCCGCGGATACGGGCTCGTTCAGCGCTGCGCACCTGATCTTCATTGACGCGGATTTCAGCTGGATTGGCATCAACTTTCAGGGCGCGCGTTTCGTCCTTCACCTGTTCAGGCTGCATCATCTTCTTTTCCTCGGGCATAGTGTTTCCCTCTTCCTTCTGTGGTTTACTCAAACTCCGATAAACGCCGACAGAAGGATCTGCCGGCACCGTTACCAAAGACACTTCAAAAATTTCCCAATCGGTCGCACGGCGCGTCTGTTCGTCCGGCTTATCCCAGGCAAACACGCGGTATCCGACCGACACATTGACCAACACACGGTCCTTCACCAGATCCAGCGCCCGGCTACCTTCTTCTGTTTTGGCAAACCGCGCCCGAATGTAAGTTCGGTGTTCGTCCTGCTCAATGCCGTCAACGACACCGAGCAGACGATCCCAGTCGTGGTTAAAGAGCAGCGGCATTGACCGCTGGCGGTCACCGGTTCTCATCGCTCCGGGTTCATGACTCAGAACCTCAAAGAGCCCGCTATACATCTCCACAGGTGCATCGGATACGACCGGAAAGCGGAATGTCCGCGCCTCTTCGTTCACGTCGGCATCCGAAGCCGCAAGCGATCTGTACCGCAGCTCCTCGGATTCCTTCGGCTTTTCTTTCGTCATCCTTGTCTCCAATAAAAAACCGACGATCACTCGTCGGCCTTTTCCTTCTTCTCTTCTTCCGGCTTTATCTTCACCGGCTGATCAAAGTTGAGCCCTAGTTCGGCCGCACGCTCGCGGTCGCTCTGAATTGCCTTATCCACGTCCTCGCGGTCCTGACCGTTTCCGATCGCCGCGATCACATCACTTCGGCTCATGAAGCCATGCTGGACAGCAAGCGCATAGGCCTGAACTTCCTTCGCCGGATCAACCCAAGACCAGCCGCGCGGCTTAAAGCGCACTTCCTGATACCGTGACTTGTTGTTGAAGTAGTCCGGGATATCCACCGCTCCGGAAAGAACGGCCGCATCAAGCCATCTCCGGTAAATCGGCGTCAGGTAGTTGCGGATCAGCCACCCCTGCAGCACACGCCAGAGATCCCGCTCGTTTAAAAGCGCCAAACGACTGCTGGAGTAGTTGCTCTGGCTGTAATCCCGGCTCAAAGCCTCATAGGAGACGCCGACACCGGCCGCCACTTCGCGCAGCATGTAGCGCATGAAAGGGTCAAGGTTGGCATTGGGGCGACTCGGAGAAAATCCCTCAAAGCTTTCACCAGGGAGTAATCGCTGGAAAAGCCCTGGAGAGCTCTTCACAATCGGTTGCTCGCGTGCTCTCTTGAGGATTTCTTCGGTACCTTCTGCACCACAGACGTCAATCCCCTGCTTCACAAACCCGACGATGTTGGCCGCCGCCCTTGCCGCGACGAGTTCGGACTCGGTGTAGCCGCCCATATCCCTCATCTTCCGAAGCGCCATGTGCATCCACGGCACACCTCGGGTCTGTGGCCAGCGCTTTACGATGTACATGTGAAGGATCTCATCAGCCGCGATGCGTCGAATCGTGGCCGCGGCCGGACTGCTCAGAAACGTCGTGTCCCCTGGATGTGTTGTCCGCATCCAGTAGGCCAAAGGCCTGTGCCACTCGTTTACCTCAACACCAAGCCGCACCGTTGAACCCTGTCGGGTCTGAAAAGTACCGCTCGCCTGATCCAGCAGCAGATCCGGCTCAATGAGATCAAGCGCAAACGGGATACGGCCGCCGCCGAAAGCCTTGGGGACGATCCGTACCAAGGCTTCGCCGTCAGAGAACACGCCGCCTACAGCCACCCGCAGGAGATCCGTAAGAGACAGAAGTCCCGCCGTATGGCAGGTATTTCGATCCGACCATTCAGCCCAAGCCGCTTCAATACGGTCATTGATGGCCGCATCCGGTTTACCGTCTGCTCCGGTCACCAGACACTGCAGCCCGATTCCGGTACCGACGACGTTGTCCTCAATGATGCGTTGCAAGTTTGCTGCGTGAGGATTGTCACGGATCATTTGCCGACTGCGGTTGCGCATCGTCTCAAGGCTGCCGGCAAGCTCTGTGTCTTCACTCGACCCTCCGGCCATCCAGCCACTGGTGAGACGGCCGCCCGCGGCCGCAGCGGACCGCACCCCAAAGAACTCACCGATTTTCTGCCTTCGGGCCAGCGTCCGAAAATAATTGAACAGTTTCATGACACAAATTCCACATGCATCCGACGCGGATCAACACCACGCCGCCTGCAGCATTCGAGGTACACCTGTTTTTCCCAGTACTCGACCAGGTCCATCAGCTCTTTTGCGCTGTTGTACGTGAGGTTTCGCGTACCGATGGTGTAGCTTTTGACGCGGGAACCACCTTTTGTGTAATCAGCAAGAGCCGCCTTTGCCTGAGCTAAACATTTTTGCGCTTCAGTCCGGTGGTCAAAGCCCTTGTCGGTCATGGCTGCAATCACACGAAAATCCCGCAGCGCAACCGTTTTCCGGTACGAATCCCCGTAGGTCATCTGCATCAGGAGGATGGACTCCCCTTCCGGCAGCTTCTCTGACGCTTCCGGAGAAAGCTCAATGCGCACCGTATCGCTGCGTCTTTTCGCCGGCACCTTTACCAGGCAACCGGCAGCCGTCCGGATGAAAGCCGTTGGTTCGGCATCCCGATGCAGGCACTGAAAATGCTCTTTGACATTCACCACCCACTCCCGGCTGTCCCCGGCAATAAGTCTCTCTACCATGAGTTGTTCCCGTTAAAGGCATTGAAGAAGTCGTCACGCGCTACCGGAGCCTCTTTCTTTTCTTCAGGCTTCTTCGGCGCTTCCGTCGACAACAAATCCATCTGTAGCTGTGTACTCTTTTCCTGATCCCACCGTGCCGGAGACCACAGATGAAGTTTCAGCGAACGTGCGGCATGAAGTGCGTAGACCTCACAGTCAAGCGCCTCATTGCGCACGCCTGACTTTTTCTGCCATACCCGCCGGGCGCTGTGACTCGCCGGAGCCTTCACTTCACTGGTGATCTGCTCCCAGTAGTCGGGACGCACCCCCTTGTACCAGTGCATACGTCCGGGGCCGCGTCCTTCGAGCTTGATGCGGCCGGCATTGGCATCCACACCGAGAATCAGGTCCTTTGCTCTGGATGTGCCGACAATGAAAGGCTTCAGGCCGAACTTCACGGACTTCTGTTGGCCGTTGAGGTCAACAGAAGGTTTCGGCGTTGTGAAAATCTCCTTACTGTCATCGTTGACAGAAGAGCCTTTGATCGCCATGAAGCCACGGGACATTCGCTTTCTGACAAAGGTGTAAACGGCATCACTTGTCTGCCCGTCTGAAGAGTCAATGGAAACTGCACGGATACGCAGCTGCGTCCCGTTCGGCCCGGCGAACTTTCTCGACAGGAGAGCATCCAGATCAGGCCATGCCCCTTTTTCCGGAAGCATGGTCTTACCGGAGATTTCGCCCCAGTACAAAAGCCAGGACTCTTCGCCCGGGCCCCACGCCCGGATGATGACCGCCAGGCGGTCATGCTGAACGTCCACGCCCGCCGTCAGCACACAGCCGACCTCGGGCACCGTGAGTTCGTCGTAATCCTCAACGCGCTCAGCCAGTACATCCGGTTCCGGAAGTCCGCTCTTAAACGCATAAGGAAGCCCAAGCTGCGAGTTAAAGAAACTGCGCATCTTGGAGTCGTCACCCTGATCAAGCGCATGTTTGGCCGTCAGGTACTTATCCACCAGATTCCGGAAGCGAGATCCGGGAAACGGACTGTAGATCTCGTTGATGTAAAAGCCCGCTGTGTCGTTAAACGGTGCGGTGGCACGCCACACGCCCTGTCGCACGGCACGGTTCTTCTTTGCGTCATCCCAAACGGTCCCGCAATGAGGGCACACGTAATAAGCTGAATCAAGCACCGCATGTCCGTACACCTCATGGTTGTTGTTGGGATCTTCGTTCCACTTCACGTTGTCCCAGGACAAAACGCTTTCCTGACCGCAGTCTGGGCAAGGAACAAAGAACTTTCGTTTGTCAGACGTCTTGTAGGCCTGCTCCACGGCCGAGAATCCTTCGACCGTCGGAGTGCCGCCGTAAATCACCTTACTTCTGGCGAATGTTTTTGTTCGTTCAATAAGCAGCGTGATCGTGTCACCCTGCTCTTTAATGTTCGTGTTGCAGTCGTCCGGCTCTTCCACACAGACCACCGGGGCCGGCGTCGACTTCACCGAGGACGGTGAGTTGGAACCTACGAGTTTCAGGAAGCCGCCGGGGAATCCCTTGAAATTCCATCGGTTGTTCTTGTCGCGTCTGGACGCAATCGGGATTTTCTCCATCAGGTGCGGGGTAGCCTCAATCATGGGCGTGAGCTTTTCGTCGTTGAACTCCTTGGCTCCGCCTTCTTTGGCAAACATCACAATCATCGGGCAGGGATCAATATCAATGCGCCTGCCGATGTAGTTAAGGAGCACGCCGTCAGTCCACGCCACCTGTGCAGACTTCTGAGCAACCACTCTGCGGACTGCCGGATCATCCAGCGCTGCGTGAATCCCCCTGATCCACGGCGTCAGACCCGCGTTGTACTTGCCCGGCGTTGCCGTTGACTTCGCGCTCATTCTCCGGAAGGCTTCCGCCCACTCCGTGGTTCCCATCTTCTCCGGAGGCCGAATTACCTGCGCGAGCTTCTTCAGGATTTCCTGAATTGCCGGCGAGGTATCCGGACAGATGGTGAAGAGCGTTGTAGGTGTGTTCATTCAAAATCGTGACATCGATGTCTGTTCCGTACAGGGTGTCAAGCTCCAATTTCAATTTGTCATCGCGCGCCAGAAGCTCCTGGCGAAATGCCGTGAAGACGTTCTCCAGCTCGGTCATCAGCTCGCCGATGTTGACAAGCTGTCGCCGCTTCTCCGCCAGCTGCAGCGTCTTGAGCTCGCGGTCAACGCGCTCGGTCATCGCGCGTTCCTTGTTGAGGTCGTACTCGCCGTCAATCGAGGCCTGCCCGGCCGCTACTTCCCTCAGTCGAGCGCAGTAAC